TGGCTTCGAGTGCAGCAACGAAGCCGGTTTTACTTCCGCGATAGGACTTGTAGTTGAGCATGTGGAAGACCTGCGCCATCACCCAGCGACGGAAGAGTCGGCGGTTAGGCACGGTACCACGCCCCATGATAGCGGCGAAAATCGGGTCATTGTCGGAAACAACGGAGAGATTGCCGTTTTCAATACGGGCGATGATTTCCTGACCGGACACGCTCTTCATGCTGAAGAGGTTATCAACGTTGACCCCAGCCTTGCGCAGAGCCTCAATCTTCTCAGTCGCTTTCTTCTGAGATTGAGAGCTGGGTGCCGGAGCGTGGGTGGCTCCTGTGGTTGCCGGATAGATGGTGCCGAGACCGCTGTCTGCACCAACCACGATACCGACAGCAACATGAGTTTTTTCGGGGATTGCGAACTCTGTGCCGCACATGGGGCATACGATTTTTGTACTGGGGTTGGAATTTTTCTTTGCCATTGTGATTCGTTTTTTATTTGTTGTTATTTATCCATTGTTTCAAGATGATTAAGCCCTTTTCGTTGGGAGACTGCCAGAACCATTTGCCCTGAGCGAAGTCTTCCCATACAAGAGAGCCATTGAGAATTGAGCAGAGGACGTACAGTTCCAAAGCAATCTGAGCGTTATCTCTCCGCTCACCATAAAGCATGTCATCGTCTGACAGCTCATGCTCTGCAATTGCCTGAAAGTATGTTTTCCGTCTTGCATCTGACCTTTCGGACGGTATGCTGTGACGGTAGCGGTGATAGAGTCTTTCGATGTCTTTCAGTGTTTCAACTACGGGAAGTGGACTGACACCCAGTTCACCTTCATATTTACCCTCCTTAATGACATACTTGCCATTAACTTTTAGGTTTCGTTTCTCAAAATTGACTGAGAATCGTGCTCCTTCAGCAACTTTAGCCAGTGTTTCTTTATAGATATTTTTCATTTGTTGATTAAAAATTAGATGCTCAAAGCCAATGACGTATTGCTCTATTGATTTAGATGTAACCCGCCGTTCAGCGGCCTCCTGGATACAGGTATGGACCACGAAACGTTGTGTAGTCGGTCCTACCTGTATCCAGGAGGGCTTCGACTCGGCGGGTTATTGAAGTTTGGCCTCTTGCATATAAATGTTACGTTACACTTTTACGGACAATCTCATCAGAGCGGCGCTTGCTATATATCTTCGATTCAGAAGCTGGTGAGCGAAGGACGTCATCTCCAGTTATCTACTGGGAGATGACGACCTTACGTTGAAACCAGCTACGATAAATGTTCTGATCCCGATGGTCCATTTGCGCTATTTTCAATCCTGTCAGACACAATGCGGTGCTTTATAGGCTTGATGAATACAGTATTCAGGAGCCAGGCACGGGACACGGAGAACCGGCTTAGTTGGCCGGTCGGAATGTCCCGTACCGGGCTTATTGATAACTGTATCTCTAAAGTTGTCTGCTTGGATTTCAACCCGGCGCATACCGGAGACACTTTCACTTGAGTTTGTATGTTTCTGTAATCTGCTTGATATGAAATCAGTACAGCCAGAAGTGCGTCGATTGGATGGAATCGACGCACTTCTGGGTATGTCTGATTCATTAAAGTTCTCAATATTAAGTGTCTGTCTCATACTCGACATTGGTAAAGTTGGTGCGATTGCGTTTCTGTTGCGTGTATCTTTATTTTCTCGATATGTTGACGAGTGTTTCGAGCTGGAAACTGGACCCAGTGTGTCCGTGAACAGCTCGAATACAACTCGTCTAACATTGAAGATTGCAGATTTACAATCGTGAGCCGCACGCCCGGCGAAATTTGAAGTTGTCATGCGCTTTGTATGTATCTTTATCAGTTTGATGTAGACATGATCGTGGAACCTGAGTCTGACCACGGTGCTAACCTGGTCAAGACTTAGGTGATATATGATCATGTCCTGAAACGGTACGCCATTCAACTTCGTCTGCATACTCAGTTTAGTATTCATCACTGCACTTGGTGTATTGCTATATAGTTTCGATATAGGCAGCAGGCTATCGGTGTCCCGCTCTGTAGGAACTTGGATTCCGTTTCGGAATCTCAAGTTTACAGAACGGTTCCCGATTTGCCTGCTGACACTTAAATGTGTGCAGCCGTTGAATATATCCATACACTTGGTTTTTGGCAAAGTCAGATTGAATTGTATGTTGCTATATCTGTTTGATGTCTGGCGGCGGGCGTAACGGGAGGAGCACGCGGTATCAGCGCGTTCTCCTCGGTGGATTCTGCCGCAATGACTAAATGATTGCTCAATCATTCTTTGCCTCCACATACTTAGTTAGAGAGAAGCGACTAAAGTCCGATAAGCGTCTCGGCTTGTACGCATTGCATTTTGCATACAAGAGAGCGTCAAATATCGGTTTATCATATTAGCTGTTTTCTCACGGTTAGCCTTGACGTTCTTTCCAATGCCTCGTGAAATACAGCCTTGCTCCTGTGTGACCACATAACCAAGACCGCCTATTTTCTTCTTACCAGTCTTTACTGCTCTCAGACAATCCATCACAAAACAATTCAATTCGTGGATGTCAGAGTGGACATTGCAAATAGGTAATATTTGAGTGGCCCAACTATGTTCACCGTTGCCTTTATAAAGAAAACGATTTACAGAATTGATAGCCTTTTGGAGCGTAATATCCTTTGCTTTGATCGTCAACCTCTCAATCTCTTTTTGGAATTTCTTTATGCGGGTTGAACTGAGTGAGATTGCAGCCCCCTTGATTGAGAACCCCAGAAATTTGAACCACTTCGTAGGAGTCAGATACTCAACTTTCTTGGGGTTGAGTTTCATTTCCATCTGATGTAATTCATCTTCCATAATCTCCATAGCTTTCTCGTAATCAGCTCCGACAAATAGCGTATCATCAGAGTAGCGAATATAGTAGCCATCCAGTTGAGACAGCCGTTCATCGAGGTGGCATAGGGCCACATCAGCCAGCCAAGATGCGACGGAGCACCCTTGCTTCAATGATTGGTACGATTGCATCAGCTCACCTTCAGGAGTGAAGAAATAGTCGGAATGATAATACTTTCGCAATACATCAATCAGTGCCGAATGTCCATGTTTCGCTTCAACTTTGTCAAAGGCTTCATCAATGAACCTTACCGGCACACTATCAAAATACTTGCTAAAGTCGGCCTTCCAACCGATGACTTCGCCCTTCGTGTCGCATATTTTTCGAGATACTTCTTGTACAATCTTACCACAACCAATTCCCTTCTGGTATGACTGACACTGCGGATGAACCATCTCAGGCATCAATTCAAACAGAAGATCATTGGCAATACTCAATAAAACTCGATCAGCCGGTTCATTGATATAAACCGTTCTGAACTCGCCATTATCTTTGGGTATTTTGGCAGTGTGAGGTGGTGCTATTTCGTACTTACCATCTCGAATGGCCTCATACATCGCAACCCTTGTTTCCGGCTTCGTTAGCTGGTAGAGTTGGGCTTTTGAAATTCCTTTCCCCAAGCCCTTATCAATGGCATATTCCCATCGTTCAAGCTCGAAGAATTTTTCTAATATCTTGTCCACGTAATTTCCTGTTTTTGTGGGTTAAAACCATCTAAGAATTTGAGGTGATTCCCAGTAATAGCTGTATTCAGGGAATGTATTTTTCAAGATTACAATTAATTTACCTCGGAGTGGATTTTTCTTAATCCATAGCTGCCGACCGGAAACTTTGAAATCCCTTCCGCGTTTCAGTCCATTGAGTGCTAATACTGATTGTATGAAATCTTCAATTCTTGTAGGTTCGACTTCTTTTGTTTTTCGCATTGATTTTTCCGGATTTGAAAAGTGCTTCCTTTCTTTGTCGATATTGTCGCTTTTTCTCAGTCCAATAAGATGTAGGTCGTTTGATTGGTTGTTTGTTAATTTGTGGATTGATTATGTTTTGAATCGTCCATTTACTGCAATTAAACATGGCAGCGAGTTGTCGATAACTATATCCTTCTTCTTTGAGAAGTTTGATTGCTTTGACCTGATCGGGGCTGAGTTTGCGACGTCTATCGTATTTTGTTCCGGCGATATTGATTTTCTCGCTCTTATAGGGCATCTAATCTCAGATTTTGATTTATAGCCGGGCCAGAGAAAC